CTACATAATAATCAAATCAAATGGCAAAAACAATTAAAATGAATCCGGAAGCAAACGCAAATCAGTTGACTGAAGCAGAATTAATCAAGACTCAAACTATGCAAAATGATTTCAATAAGTTGAAGTCTCAGCTTGCAGACGCAGAGTTGCAGAAGCATTCTATACTTAGACAGATTGATTTTTTGAGAGAAGGATTTGCAGACCATGAGCATCACTTAATCTCCAAGTATGGTAAGGATGCTATCATCAATATCCAAACAGGAGAAGTAACAAGAAAAGAAAATGGCTAAGATTAGTACATACCCAATTGACACCAACGTAAGCCTCAGTGATAAACTGATTGGCACAGATAGCGATAACAACAATGAAACCAAGAACTTTACTATTAGTTCATTAGCTGCTCTTTTGTTATCTCAGCTTAATGTAACATTAGTTCTATCTTCTCAAGAAACTTCAAATCAATTACCTGCAGGATTAGATACCCCATTGCAGGTAACATTTGGTCCTGCGCAGGGAACAGTTTCATCTCCTGTTCAGTTATTATCTGATGGTTCAATTGTGTTTAATCAAGCCGGGCTTTATTTATTCAATGGGTTTGCAAACTTTGAAAGACAAGGTTCATCGGGAGGAAGTACTGTTACGTTATTCAGAGGTTTAAAAAATGGCACTCAGATAACTTCCACAAAAGGTGTTGAGTTAAATGAGACAGGTACTTTTTTCCCTTATGACCTAACTATCCCATTTGATGCAGAAGCAGGTGATATACTTACTTGGGAAATCATGAGAGATAGTTCAGGAGTAAATGGCGGTGGATTGTATGCCCACACAAACTTAGGTGGGTGGAGTAATGTTCCTGCAGTAGAAGTAGCTATATGGAAAATAGGATAATCAAATCAAATTTATATGGACATCAGAAAGATTTCCGTGGGTCCCGACTACAAGAACGGGGCAATGCATTATATAGTTGGGCAGAAGGTTCTTAACGAGACACAAGAGATACATCTCATCAAGTACGATGATGATAAGAAGTCTATCAAGATTTACATCATCAATGAAAAGAATGAAATAGTTCTGTGGAAAGAGTTTAACGATACCGTTCCTGTATCTATTGAGTACAATATCAATATATGATGCAGTCGCCATTCTACTTTATAGCACGACCACTTAATAGCAAAAGATATAACAACACTAAGGATGTATCCGGTGTTGACTTTATCTTTAATACATCTGAAGAAGACCATAGGTTTTCAAATAGAGAAGCAGAAGTAATTGAGTTACCGTTGGGGTATGATGGTCCAATAGGAATAGGCGATACACTTCTTGTACACCATAACACATTCAAGTTCTACAATGATATGCAGGGTAGAAGAAAGAGTGGTAAGAGTTTCTTTAAGGAAGACTTATTCTTTATTGAGCCTGACCAATTCTTTTTATACAAGAAAGATGGCAATTGGAATGCATACGACAGATACTGTTTTGTGAAACCAATTGCACCTGAAGAATCATATATCAAGAAGCCAACTACATATGAGCCATTGATGGCTACAATGGTATATCCGAATGATATGCTATTATCCAAAGGAGTCAATCCGGGAGATAAGGTATGCTTTCAACCTGATAGCGAGTATGAGTTTTATGTCGATGGAGAGAAACTCTATCGTATGTTCGACCATCAAATAACAATCAAACTATGAATTTAATCGTATTAGACAATGTATTAGTAGACCCATCTTCATATGTGCGTGACGCACTATCATATGGGTTTGAGGAAATCTTTGATGCTGACAAAGTATTCAAAGGTATACAACAGAGAAGTGATGACGAGTTTCAGCATTTCATTGAGAACTATTTCTTATGGAGATATGAGGTAGTATACAACTTCATAAGACAATCACCGCATGGGCAAGAGGAACCAAACTTCATCCACACTGATGAGATGATGGGAGATTTAATTGCGTTGCTATATTTGAATGAATCACATCCTGAAGACGGTACCATTCTGTATGATGAGGACGGAGACAAGATGTGTTCTATTCATATGAAGTTCAACCGTGCAGTTGTATTCGGGACACGTTATCCTCATTCACGTGCTTTGCTTGAGAACTTTGGGACAGGTGATGACTCTCGTCTTGTTCAGGTATTATTCTTAAAACATAATGCTGATGATGGACCCCAAGGAACTACGTAAGAAAGTTATTGCTGCAGGCTATGTGGCAGTAGAGCAACTCATCAAGGTTGCTAAAGAGGATATTATAAAAGAAGATTTCGATGATGATTTAGCTGCAGACAAGTTAAAGAATGCAGCAGCATCTAAAAGGTTGGCAATCTTTGATGCTTTTGAAATCCTTGCAAGATTAGAAGCAGAAGAGAGCATATTGGAAAACAATGGAAAAGGAATCGAGAAAGTTGAATCAAAGCAAGGATGGGCAGAACGAAGGGCACGATAATGCTTTGTGCTATGTCGTTCATGACTACATACCTAAGAACGCAGTAACAAATAAAAATCGTAACCGTAGTTGGGTGTATGGCTATGACCCACAATATGATGTTGTTGTTATTTCAAAGACAGGTCAAATTGGTCAGATAGTAAACATAGCGGGTCTCTACATAGCGTTACCATTGGCTCCTGAAAAGTGTCTTCAAAGACACACTAAGGCAGCAGAGCAATATTGGGAGAGAGAAGAACTTCCAACTCCATTAGCTAAAATAAACTCAATCTTTCAATGGAATGAGATGCCCAATGATTTCAAGAATCAATGGGTTGATTACATTGAGCAAGCGTTTAATCGAAGAGAAGAAGGCGCTTGGTTCATGAACAATGGTGTTCCTACGTATATCACAGGAGCACATTATATGTATCTACAGTGGTCCAAGATTGATATTGGGTACCCGGATTATCGTGAAGCAAATAGGATATTCTTTATATTTTGGGAAGCTTGTCGTGCAGACTTGAGGTCATTCGGTATGACATATCTGAAGATAAGGCGTTCAGGCTTTTCGTTTATGTCTTCTTCTGAGTGCGTGAACATAGCAACGCTTGCAAGAGATGCACGTATTGGTATCTTGTCTAAGACAGGTGCCGATGCTAAGAAGATGTTTACTGATAAGGTTGTTCCAATCAGTACTAATCTACCATTCTTCTTCAAGCCTGTACAGGATGGTATGGACAAGCCAAAGACTGAGTTAGCTTATCGGGTACCTGCTTCAAAGATTACCAAGAAGAATATGTCTGAGTCATCAGTCAGTGAGATTGATGGATTGGATACCACAATAGATTGGAAGAACACAGAGGACAACTCATATGACGGTGAGAAGTTGTTGTTCTTAGCCCATGACGAAAGTGGGAAGTGGGTCAAGCCTGTAAACATAAAAGAGAATTGGCGAGTAACAAAGACTTGTCTTAGATTGGGTAGCAAGATAATTGGCAAATGCATGATGGGTTCTACCTCAAATGCATTATCTAAGGGTGGTCAGAACTTCAAGGATATTTATGAGGACTCTCGTTTATCTACGAGGAATGCCAATGGTCAGACTAAGTCAGGGCTATATGCATTGTTCATACCCATGGAGTGGAACATGGAAGGCTTCATTGATAGATATGGTATGCCTGTGTTGCGTAAACCATCTGAGCCTATTCGTGGCATTGACGACAATTGGATTATGAATGGTGCCATTGACTATTGGGAAGCAGAGGTTGAATCATTGAAGGCTGATGCTGATGCTCTAAATGAATTCTATCGTCAGTTTCCAAGAACAGAGTCACACGCATTCAGAGATGAGAGCAAAGCTGCATTGTTTAATCTTACAAAGATTTATCAGCAGATAGATTACAATGACTCTTTGATTCAGGCGCACCATGTAACAAGAGGTTCGTTCCATTGGAAGGATGGCATAAAAGATTCAAAGGTTGTTTGGTCACCTGATTCAAGAGGAAGATTCTTAGTGTCATGGCTACCGGGTAAGAATTATCAGAATAGAGTTATAGACCGTAATGGATTAAAGTATCCCGGCAATGACCACATGGGAGCATTCGGTTGTGACTCATATGACATATCAGGCGTAGTAGTAGGCAAAGGGTCTAATGGTGCACTGCATGGTCTTACGAGTTATCACGTTGATGAGGGACCTGTAAATCAATTCTTTCTTGAGTACATTGCTCGTCCTCAGACCGCTGAGATATTCTTTGAAGAAGTTCTTATGGCTTGTGCGTTTTACGGTATGCCTATTCTGATAGAGAACAACAAGCCACGATTGCTATACCACTTCAAGAATAGAGGGTATAGAGGCTTCTGTCTTAACCGTCCTGATAAGCCTTATGTAAAGCTATCAAAGACTGAGAAAGAACTTGGTGGGATACCTAACTCATCTGAGGATGTTAAGCAAGCACACGCAGCAGCGATTGAGTCTTACATTGAGAAGCATATAGGACTTGATTTAGAAGGTAAGTATAGGGATGCTGATGATATGGGTACCATGCCTTTCAGCAGAACATTAGAGGATTGGGCAAAGTTTGATATAAACAATCGTACAATGTTTGACGCATCTATCAGTTCGGGATTAGCTATTATGGCAAATCAGAAACATCTTTATCAACCTGAAAAAACACAATCAAAAATTAGCATTAACTTTGCTACATATAATAATAAGGGAACTAAAAGCGAAATAATTAGATGAAAGATGTCAAGATAGATATATCATCTGTCGGATTCCCAAGTCAGTTTGTATCTGATGCTGAGAAGAACACAGAGCAGTTTGGGCTTCAGATAGGGCAAGCTATCCAATACGAATGGTTTCGTAAGGATGGAAATCAATGCAGGTATTACAGTCAATGGAGAGACTTCCATAGACTACGTTTATATGCACGTGGTGAGCAACCAACACAAAAGTATAAAGATGAACTTGCCGTAAATGGTGACTTGTCGTATTTGAACTTGGATTGGACACCTGTTCCTATTATCCCAAAATTCGTTGACATCGTTGTTAATGGTATGTCTGACCGTTTGTTTAAGGTTAAGGCATATTCTCAGGATGCTATGTCTCAAGCTAAGAGAAGCAAGTATCAGGATATGATTGAGGGGCAGATGGTTGCCAAGGACCTTCTTCAGAATATCCAAGAACAAACAGGTGTAGACCCATTTACTATGAATCCTGATGAACTCCCATCTACTGATGAGGAGTTGTCATTGTATATGCAACTCAATTACAAACCTGCGATTGAGATAGCTGAAGAGGAAGCCATCAATACTTTACTTGAGGAGAACAATTATGATTACATAAGAAAGCAATGTGATTATGATTTGATGACTATAGGATTGGCAGTTCAGAAGCATGAGTTTCTTCCCGGTGCGGGAGTTCAAATATCATATGTGGACCCTGCTAATATCGTTTACAGTTATACCGAGGACCCATACTTCAGAGATTGCTTCTATTGGGGAGAGATTAAGACTCTGCCAATTACTGAATTGATGAAGATTGACCAATCTCTCACAAGAGAAGACTTAGAGGAAATATCTAAGTACAGTCAGAGTTGGTATGATTATTACAACGTAGCACAGTTCTATGAGAATAATATTTTTTACAGGGATACTTGCACTCTTCTTTACTTTAATTACAAGACCACTAAAAAGATAGTCTATAAGAAGAAGATTCTTGACAATGGTAGTACTCGTATGGTAGAGAAGGATGACCAATTCAATCCACCTGTAGAGATGATGGAAGAAGGTCGTTTCGAGAAAGTTGAGAAGACCATTGATGTTTGGTATAATGGTGTTATGGTTATGGGAACCAACATCTTATTGAAGTGGGAGATGGCTGAGAATATGGTTCGTCCAAAGTCAGCATCACAACACGCTTTGCCAAACTATGTTGCAGTAGCACCACGTATGTATAAGGGTGTGATTGAGTCATTGGTGCGTAGGATGATTCCTTTTGCTGACTTGATTCAGATAACACACTTGAAATTGCAGCAGGTTATTGCAAGAGTAGTACCTGATGGTGTATTCATTGATGCTGATGGGTTGAATGAGGTTGACTTGGGAACAGGTAATGCCTACAATCCTGAAGATGCATTGAGGTTATACTTCCAAACAGGTAGTGTTATTGGTAGGTCGTACACTCAAGATGGCGATTTCAATAATGCTCGTGTTCCTATTCAAGAGTTGAATAGTAATTCAGGTGCTGCTAAAACACAAATGCTGATTACCAACTACAACCATTACATGGATATGATTCGTTCCGTTACGGGATTGAATGAGGCTCGTGATGGTTCTGACCCTGACCCGCATTCATTGGTTGGCGTTCAGAAGTTGGCTGCGTTGAATTCAAATACGGCTACTCGACATATCCTTGATAGCAGTCTTTATCTATTCAAGTCTATCTCAGAAGCATTGACATATAGAGTATCTGATATTCTTGAGTATGCTGACTTCAGAGATGACTTTGCCAATAAGATTGGTAAGTACAATGTAAGTATCTTGGGTGAGGTAAAAGATTTGTATATCTATGACTTCGGAATCTTTATTGATATTTCTCCGGATGAAGAGCAGAAGGCACAACTTGAGCAGAACATTATGATTGCTCTACAGAAGGGTGACATCAATCTTGAGGATGCAATTGATATACGTGAGTTGAAGAATATAAAACTTGCAAACCAATTGCTGAAGTTGAAGCGTGTTAAGAAGCAGGAACGTGAAGAGAAGATGATGATGCAGAAGCAAGCTATAACTGCTCAACAACAAATGAAGTCTCAAGAGATGGCTGCTCAGTTAGCAGTTCAAAAGATTGAGATGGAGACTCGTCAGAAGATGCAGCTAAAACAAGCAGAGATTGCATTCGAGATGGAGAAGATGAACAACGAGGCTGAATTGAAGAGCAGGTTGATGTCTGAGGAATTCAACTATAACATTCAGTTGGCTAAGATGAATGGTGGTGAACTATCTAAAAGAGAGATGGCAAAAGAAGATGCCAAGTCAAAGCGTATAAGCCAACAGAACACTGAGCAATCTCAATTGATTAATCAGAGAAAGTTGAACTTACCGCCTCAAAACTTTGAATCAAATGAAGATTCACTTGATGGTTTTGACTTAGCTGAATTCTCTCCGAGATAAGTATAAAAAATTTTTCTATAACTTTGCATAAAAATCATATCAAATGGAATTTAAAGTAAGAGAGTT